TTATTGCTCAATTTTATCATATAGCGTGCGGCCACGCCCGATTGATTTAAAATAGCGGTCATAGGATTTATCAAATTCGTCTTTCGATCTCTTCATAAATATTGGATAAGCTGTGACAAAATAGTACCATTTAGTTTCAAATGTCTTTTTAACAAATTTCTCTCGTAGAATAACAATGAAGTCTTCATATTCTGATTTATCAGTGTATCTTATATAGGTGTTAATAAGACGAGTATCTTCACGAACTCTCCATACCTTGATATTAGAGTTTTCTCGAAGATTATTTGCTTTATTGATCAGATCTATCGCCATGGCACTCTTGTTTGCTCGATACAAACATTCGTATCTTTTTTTCCCTGATAGATAGAACTCATGGGGATTTTCACATGCAAAAGGGAAAGCTGTATTAGAGCAAAACATATACTCGGAATTATAGTCTTTGGGCGAAAGGCTAGAAATGTGAAGGAAATCATTAGCCATTTCAATACCCCGATGAAGTACGGGATCTAGTTTGAAGTTAACTTTATTATCATACAAATAAATATCGCAGTCTTGCGGAATCAGTTGTATAAATTCTTTATGTTTTGATTCGAGATATTTTTTTGGATTAATGTTTTTAATTGTGTCCATAGTTCGGCTCCCAGATAAAAAGATTAAATTTACTTTCTTGAGGATTGGTTTTTTTTGCAAAGTTAACACCATGGTTGAATATTTGATTTACAATTTTCTTTTTTGCGTTCTTGTTTTCAGTCTTTGGTTTATCTATATAGCGATGGTAATAAGTAACTGCACCTACAAGTACATCGGCAAGCTGCAGAATATCGGAATCACTTGAATTGATTTGCTCTGTCAATCCAATACCGGTATTTTGATTTAATAAGTATTTCTTCATTTTGCTTATTCTGGGACCGCCATGAGTATCTTTAACATCAAAGAAGGCATCAAATGATCTACCGAAATGTTTTCGAGATAACAGTAGATAATACATTTTACTGTAGAATGAATTGTGAGTCTGATGGTATTTTTCATGATCAAGGCTTTTTTTATTTTTCACTACGATGACCCTGAATCCAAGATTTTCTTTGGAAAAGAAATACTCAATAAGTTCTGAGTAAAAATCAAATTTGTTTTCTGAGACTTTAGTCCACTTGATCTCTGTAGAAGATTTGATCCCGTGTTTCATTTTTAAATTGCGAATCTCTTTCTTAATTTCTTCTCTCATTTCGGCGGGAAAGAATACTCCGCCAATCGCCATTGTGTTGAATCCATCATTCATTACATGGCAGCTTTCGTCACAATAAATTTCGTATTTCATGATTCTCTCCTATGTAAATTATTCTATCTGTGCTTATTTTTCTGAATCCTCAGAGGGGAGTTTCTGGTAAATCTTAACAACGCTATTCCCATCTTTATCTGAACTATGAGAAACAAACTGTGTTGTGCCTGGCTGACTTGCCATGTATTTAGCCCATTCTCGATCTGAATTTGTTGGCAACACAACGACAGGTAATTCGATCGGAATTATTGAGTTAAGAATATACTTTGCATGAGTTATAAAATCTTCTTGATCTCTTGCTTTATGTGCTCCGAAAATATGTATTAAGAAATTACCAACGCAAGTGATTATTGCGGTTTCTACATAATCAAATATATAGTATTTAGTAATTCTTAATTTAATTTGCTTTCCATTAAACTGTTCATCGAAATATTCAACTTCAGCCTTTTCATCGAAGGAGTAGGTGCTTTTTTCAAGGCGTTGAATAAATGTGTCAATAAGTTTGCAGGTGTTATGTTCTTTCTCTGATGGGAATTCGGGTATATCGAAGAAAATAATACTTGGTGTGTCCAATGCGGAATCAAAGTTATGTTCCATTGGATACATTGAGCAAATGAATGATGTTTTCATTTCTTTAGGAACTTTACTTTGCAATATCCACCCATTGGGTGGAGTTACAATTGCACCAAATCTACCACGATAAGGGACCCCATAGAAGCCGTGAAATAATTCGAGTTCATCAAATTTCAAAACATGTAAGTTCAAGTTTGTATGTTCATATGATAGATTTTTTGCAGCTTCTGAATAACCTGATCTACTGACCATAATCCCTCTATCAACGCCGATATCTTCCAGCGTGTAGATAAAGCTACCAACATCTGCTACATCTAAGGGTTGAGACCAGTTCTTACATTCAATTGCCATTCGTATCATGTATCCGCAAACTATTTCTTCGATCAGAATATCAACTTGTCTTTTAGTTTTTGATTTTCTCCCATCAAGTTTTACATTGTATTTGATTGTTGCATTTGGATATTTTGTTTCGAAATATTCATGGGTTTCTTTTTCGTATTCTTTCCAGTTCATAACAAGCCTCCATTAACTCCATACTTCATTAGTATAGCTCTGCAATGAGTTTCTTACATCCTCGAATCAAATCTTCAATTTCATCAGGTTCCGGATCACGGTCCTTTTTATGAACGCATAAATTCCTGATATCTCCAAGGTGTTGAATATGTCTCCATACTGGTATGTCAATTAATTTGTTGGTTTTCAACTCATTGTTATAATCATCAATTGTTGGATTCTTTTTTCGGAATTTAATCTCATGATTTTCACATACCGAGGCGAAGTGATTTTCTAACACGACTCCACATATGGCTCCACTTGCTCGGAGGTGTTTTTTCATTAATAGATCTTCAGCAACCTTTATTTCCGAATCAAAGAATGCACTTTGAATTGTGCCTTCGATATCAATAATCAGACTATCAATTGTGGTATGTATTGAGTTGACAATCCCCAGCTGATTTAGAAATTTTGATGAAAATGCCGAATATGAATCTACAATTCTCCCACTCGCTTTTGTTACTTGTAAATTGTTCAAATAGTCATAGATAGAATACGTGGAATAGTCGATTGACTTAGGTTCTTTATGAGGTTTGTATAGATTAATAAATTCGGATAGTCTTTCAGGGGCGAGTTGTTTCACCACTCTCAGACTTTTGAAATACCATGTTTGATACTCGTTAATTAAAATATCACCGTGTTCTTTTAAATCCTGATAAATGCTTGATTTAGCGACATTTCCAAGCTGTTCTTCAGTAATCTGTTCTTTTTTGACGGTTTCGAGGAACAGCAAAGCCCTTCCGTGGAGATAGAGGTTTTTCACCTCTGTTTTTATTTCATTTGTTGCATTCATAGATAACTCCTTTCAAAAATTCTAAACGTTTTCCTAAGTATTGGGAAATCTATCGATATATTTGTTTACATCAAAAGAGCACAGGTCTCCCTGTGCTCTTAGTCGTCTCTTTTGCTTCTAATGAAGTCTATGTATTGTTTTACTTCTTCCCATTCTTCTTCGGTGAGATCTTCAGTGGTGTGGAAGGCGAGGACATCGTGCTGGTGCCTCACGTTTGTTTCTCCCAGGAGATAATCTACTGAAACATCAAAAAATTTTGCAAAGGCTTTTAGACTATCTGGATTAGGATAACTAATACCATTCTCATATGAAGAGATGGCTTGTTTTGAGAGGCTGAATTTCTTTCCAAACTCATCTTGTGTTAATCCAACGCGCTTCCGCTCGTTTTTCAATCTATCTTGAAAATCCATATTAATCACCTACCATGTCTATAATTATAGTCAAAAATACATGGACTTTCCTTAGTGAAATAGGAAAATCGTGGATAATCCACTAAGAATAGAAAAAATAGTTGACAATCCATTATTAATGGACTATATTTGTAATTGAAGTACATAATTAATGGATCGAAAGGAGAAAATACCGTGAATTATGGTAAAGAAATCAAAACATTATGCGAAGAGAATGGAATTACTATGTCGGAACTTGCCGAAAAGCTAGGGAAAAGCAAGCAATATATTTCTGCATTAGCAACAGGCACTATTCGACTGAGGTATGACATGGCTGTTATGATAGCTGAAATCTTTGATATGAAACCGGATGATATTTTTTTAAAGACGGAACCCATTAAAGATGGACAAAATGATCCAGACAAGGAAGAATGTGGCAATGGCTAATTTCAGTCGCATCGATGCAAAGCACCAGGAATTACAGAACTGTCCCCGCTGCCATTGTGAGATCCAGCAGGGTGACACGCGCTGCATGCGTTGCGGATTACTATTAGATCCAGTTGTTGTGTGGATGATCGAAAGGAGAGAAAACTCTTGAAACGAAGAGACGTAAAGACTAATGAAACGCTAGATCGACTTTGTCGTAATCGATCCGAAACCATACGTTGTGCAGAGGATCTGATTCACAACCTATCGGAAATGAAACGAGAGGAAAGAGAAGCTGCACTTGTGCTAGTTGAGGGCTACAAGCAAGAGGTGGCGAAGTTAAATGAATGGATTGATGATGAATTCAAAAGAATCAGAGCCAATGAAATTGATTGGTATTCATTGAGGATGGAAGAATGTCCAGCGTGCCATTCTGATGTGAGTTCAACTGCTAAATTCTGCTCAAGTTGCGGCCATCAAATGAGTGTAAGCACTCAGACGTGTTCGTGTGGATACATCGGTTTAAGTACTGATGAATATTGTGCGGGATGCGGCAGGGAGTTATCAAAGAGTCGTGTGGATAATTTAAAGGAGAAAAAATGAGTGTTAGCGATGAGCGAATTTGTGGATTCTGCAAGTGGAGAGATCAAGAGGATGATCATTGCAGGAATTTATTAAGTCCGAAGGCGAAGCAGGTCATTGATGTTGATGAAACGTGCGGCTTCTGGGCTTCGACGTATTCATAGAAATGACGGCCATTTGCATGACCGTAAATGAGGTGAGTAATGAGATTAATGGTGATTGACCAGAGGGCGAATCTGGTCACAGAAGAGATGAGACGTGCTGCTAGAGAGATTTCAAGAGATATTGCGGAGATGGTTCACCAGGGGCACGATCTTGATGAATTAATTTGTGAGGGGAGATTGCTTCTTCAGCGAACCCTTGATGAGATTTGTGAAGCTCTTCTAGTGTAATTGTACTGGATAATGAACTGATATTTCACCGGTAAGTTACCGGTTGAATAAATATTATTGGAGGTGATTATATGTCGTTTTCAGATGAGTTATTGATTCAGAGAAAGAAGATTGGAATGAGTCAAAATGTTTTGGCTAGGTCGATCGGGGTTACCCAGTCAACGATTTCAGATTATGAAGCCGGGCGCGATGTTCCACCGGACAATGCTTTCCGGATGACAAGAGTGCTGGAGAGTGATCGGTTGCTTGCGGAGTTTTGCTTCGAGTACAAGACGAATTTTTTCAATATACCAGTACTGAATCGAGTTGATGATCACAATGTGGTTGGTATGGGCATTTTGATTGAAGAAGCTGGGGAACTGATATCAAACATTGAAAGGCTGCGGAAAATGGTAGTGAATAAACGCGACCGGCGGGAGTTTACTAAGGATGATTGGAAGCTGCTTATGCAGTATGAAATGCAGGTTATTGATATCATGCCGGCAATTCAAATGCATTTGATAGAAATGTCCGAGGTTTTTGGATTGGATCTGAGGGACCTAGAATATCGGCTAGAAAAGAAAATGAGTATGAAGGGTTATTACAAAAAAACATGAAGGGAGAGCCTTATGGCAAAAGTTATTGAATCAAGATTTTATAACGCGCAGGAAATATCGGAGATTCTTCAAGTATCGATGAGCTATGCATATCGTCTAATTCGAGAACTGAATACGGAGCTTTCAGGTCAAGGGAAAATCACAGTACGTGGCAAAATCAGCAGACGATATTTTGATGAGAAAGTGTACATGTAAGAAAGGTGGATGATGATGAATGACAATTTGAATGAGAGAAAGGGGAAACGACCAAAGATCAGGGAGCAGATGAAGATTGATTCGATAATTATTCCCTGTTTTGTAATCCTGATCATCATGTTGGTAATGATTGCTGTTATGCAGCATAGCCTGATCGGAGAGTATCAGGAGGCGGTCGAACTGCTTGATGATAGCAATGGCTTCCAAGCGGTTGTTATTGAGAATTTAAGGGCAGAGAATCAAGTGCTGAGGGAAAGTGTCAGCTTCTCGACACAAACGCTTGAGGAGATTGATTTGGACTATATACAGACGATTCCCGAGGGTGTAGACATGCGGATCCAGTTGGCATTGCAAGCGTTAGGAGGCGAATGATGAAGAACACATTGACGGATTTAAACAATTACCTTTTTGAGACATTGGAAAAGATCACGGACGATGATATGACCGGAGAGCAAATGGAAAAAGAAATAGTTAAAAGTAAGGCGGTAACGGCTGTAGCGGCAACAATTATCCAAAATGGTGAACTGGCATTAAAGACTATGAAGCACCTCAATGAATATGGGATAGAGACACCGAAAGAATCTCTTCCGCCGATGTTAGAGGCAAGCCAATGAAAAGGTACCCTATGGAGGTTAAAAATTTTATAGCAAAGCACGTAGGAGGAACCACAACAAAAGTTCTAGTAGCACTTGTGAATGAAAACTTTGGTCCGATCTTTACAGAATCGAAGATGAAGTCTTATAAAAGCAATAATAAATTAAAAAGTGGGACACCGATCGGATTGCCAGCTGGAAGACCAACGATGTTATATCCGAAGGAAATTAAAGAGTTCATCAAAGTGAACCATGTTGGAATAGGACCCAAAGACATGATGGAGCAATTGAACAAGAGATTTGGAACAAGCTACACTCATGAACAGATGAAGAACTACTATGGGAATCACGGCATCAATAGTGGTTTGGATGGACAGTTTCCAAAAGGGCATATTCCATTGAATAAAGGAAGGAAAGGATACCACGCACCAGGCAGCGAGAAAGGGTGGTTCAAAAAAGGACATAGGCCAGTGAACCATAAACCTTTAGGTAGCGAAAGAGTGGATGTCGATGGTTATAGGCTCATCAAGACGGCGGAGCCTAATGTATGGAGACCAAAACATAAAGTGATTTGGGAAGGAAAAAATGGAGAAGTGCCTGAAGGGTATGTTTTAACTTTTCTTGACGCAGATAAACAGAATATCACTTTAGAAAATCTGGCGCTTATCACAATGGCTGAATCACTGGAACTGACAAGATCAAACCTAAGAAGTAAAAATGCGGAATTTACGAAAACTGGAATATTAATAGTGAAAGTAAAGAAAGCCCGGATTAAGCGGAAAAAGAAACAAAAGATCGGATAGGAGGCAAGAGATGAACAATTTTGGGAAAGAAAAAAGACCCGTACGGGAATGCGGATCCAATGAGTATTCGACTAAAAATATCTCTATTCAAGTATAGCAGAATCACTTCTGTAAGTGAATAGAGAAATCAGAGGGGGAAGGTTAATGAAGCACGTAGACATGTTGAGAGAGGAATGGGCGAAGCATTGCACCGCTAACTACAAAAAGTATCGTGACAAGATTCAAGCGCTGAATAAGAGGATCAGAGAGCTCCAGGTTGAAGTTGATATTTGCATTAGGAACCACGAGTACACTGATGTGGAACTAAAAAGAGAAGAAATTGAAATTGTTCAAAAACAGTTGAAAGAGCATGCTCCAATTAATTTTGAAGAGTATGTGAAAAGAGAATTCGCAAAGGATTTTAAGACGATCGTTGGGGATACGATACTAACTGATCAAGACCGATTATTCTTCAGGATTTACTTTTTACGGGAGTATCTTGGCTTCAAGGTGAATGGTGCCATTAAGAAGTTGGGAGTCGATAACAGAGCGTATTACAAGGCATACCATGCAGGGATGGAGAATTTCTTCCCAGGGGATGATCCAGAAGAACTTTCAGAGGTGGGGTGATGACATGGCGAGACCGATTAAATTAGGCATAGAGTACTTCAGTCTGGATGTACTTCCAGATGAAAAGGTGGAATATATCGAGACGTTACATGAGGCGGAAGGTTTTTATCTCTGGATCAAGCTTTTACAGCGGATATACTCGAGTGGTTATTTCATTAAATGGTCGAAGTTTCAGTTAGCTTCTATGAAAAAACAGACGGGGATTAAGATGGACAAGATCGAAGAGATCCTTGCCAGTTGCCTGGAGGTTGGTTTATTCAATCAGGAACTTTTTGATCAGTATGGAATCATCACTTCCCGAGGGATTCAGAAGCGTTTTTATATGGCGGCGAGAAAGCGTATAGAGATTGAGATCATTCCAGAATACATTCTTCATGACAAGTTATTGAAGTGGTTTGACGGCAATAACATAGAAGAAACCCCGGTTAAAACTGACGAAAACAACGCTAGTGAAGAGGTTATTTCCGAAGAAACCAAGGAAGAAGAACCGAAACAGGAGGGTTATTGCGGAATTAATCCGGAAGAAACCCCACTTGATGAACAGTTAACGGAGGGTAACGGAAGTATTTCCGCAGAAGAATGCCGACTTAATGGCGTCAAAAGTACACAAGTAAAGTAAAGGAAAGTAAAGTAAAGGAAAGTAAAGAGAAAAAGAGTAAAGCGAGCAAACCCTCTCCACCTAAAATCGCCTATGCTGAAAACGTGAAACTGACCGAAGATCAATATCAAAAACTCGTGGAGGAAGTGGAGGTATCGGGAGCAAAATGGGTGATTGATTACCTGAACAATTACAAGATCGGTAATGGCAAGAAGTACAAGAGTGATTACCATGTGATGCGGAATTGGGTGATTGGCGCATACAGAGAACGCTTAGCCAAAGGACAGATACCAGCTGAAAGGAGTGAGGTGAATGACAGCGTTGAACCAGATCTTGCAGAACGGGATTGGAACCAATTCTAACCAGGGCGCAGTGCAAAGAAAGACACAAACGCAGTATAAGTGCCCGCTTTGTCATGATTCGGGTTGGGAGATTGTGACCAAAGATGATGGTCGTGAATTTTGCCGGCCGTGTGAGTGCTTGAAACGCAAGAAGGCAATTCATGCTTTGCAGGATTCAGGGATTGCAGAGGCTTTTCAGGATCGTACCCTGGATAATTACATCCCAAAGAATGAGGTCCAGGCTGATGCATTGAGTCGATCCAAACGGTTTGTTGAGATCTTTGGAAAGTATGACAACATGCATATGAATTTTATGTTGATGGGACAAAATGGCGCAGGCAAAACCCATTTATGTATCGGGATAGCAAATGCTTTGATCAAGAAGAATGTGCTGGTGCGCTATGTGACATTCCAAGATTTGCTTGCTACCTTTGCAAACGCCAAGAAAGAAAAGGATCTGTACAAAGTGATTAGCCAGTACAAGGATGCAGAGCTCTTGGTAATTGACGATATCTTCAGGACGACGATCCGAGAGTGGAATGGCCAAAAGAATCCCTTGATGAGTCACATCGATACGATGTTTCAGATCATTGACTATCGTTATTTCAAGAAAAAGGGGATTGTGGTTACTTGCGAAAAAACGATTGAAGAGTTACGTAATATGGATCGAGCAATTACAGGACGATTGGTTGAGTATGCCCGCGGCAACATCGTCGAATTCAAGGATCCAAAGCTGGATCACAGGTTCTATGGCCAGTAGATTAATTAACTGTGCTGCATGCAATCGATCAGTAAGAAACACGAATTTGATTGTGATCGGAGGCAAGGCATTTTGCGGGAGGTGCCTGAAGCAAATTCACATAAAGGGCAGAGGTATTTCGGGTTGGTATTACATGCATATGAAAAAGCGGATCTTTGTTGAGTATTGGGATGGCAACGATCGAGTGGTTGAGGAATTTGGATTGGATGAATTGGTGGTCGGAAGAAGGACCATACATCAGATGGAGCAGGAGGAGAAATATGCATAAAGTGGAGATTGATGCACCAGCGCTGTACAGTTACCAAATGCGATTGAATCCGGAGATGGTGTTGTACAAGTCGGAAGATAATGGCAAGGTTATTCTCTATGATGAGGCGGCGAAGAAGATGCTGGAAATGGATCCGAAGTCGTTGAAGATGATGAAAGGGGCGAAAGTGAAATGAATATTGAACAAGAGTTGCAAAGTGTAATTGAGAAAAAACTTGAGGATGGTACTATCACTAAGGCGATTGAAGAAGAATTTGAGAAAAGCATCAGAAATTCTGTTGATGATTTGTTTTCAAGATATGGCGATGTGACAAAAGTTTTGAAGAAGAAGATTGAAGATGTTATGGTGGAACGAATCGAGAACCAAGACTTTTCGAAGTACCTGGTTAAAATGGATTCGTTGCTTTCTGAGTTTGTTGAGCAGGCAATGGGAGAAAACTTGAAACTCGCTGAGAATTTCAAGGGCCTGCTGCTTGATGAGAAGATTGAAAAGATCTCATTGTCGGCAATTTTTGAAAAGTGGATGAAGTATGTTGCAGAGAATGTTGATACTGATGGTCTCGAAGTGGACTATGATGATGGGCTTCGATATGAAGAAGTTGGTGTATCGTTGTCAGTTGAAATTGAAGATGAAAAGTCATGGAGTAGCTTTCGATATGCCAGTGTATATTTTGAATGTGAACATGATGAGAGCATGAATCTAGGAATTCGTATGTGGAAATATCGAAGCAAATGGGAAATTTATGCATATGGAAGTCAAGTGGATATAAGATCTCTGAGAGGATTGAGAGATTTGGATATACTCATTATGCGGCTTGAACAAGATTCTACCAAAATTGAGATGGATACTGAATTCGAGAGTGAATTTATAGTACCGGAGAAAGAACCTGAGGCATCTTATCAATAAAGACGTAAAGAGTTGGTTTTGTAACTGAGGAGGAGAGCAATGGAACGAGAGATTTTGAACTTATTATCAGCGCAAATTGAGCTTCTAATGTTTGGAGACTTAAGTGATCCAGTGGTTCAAAGTGCTATGTGTACACTATCGGATGAAGTCAAAGTGAAAGTAAATGGTGGTAGGTGATCTTGGAGGGAGAAGCATATGAAACCAGTGAAAACAGAAACAAGCGATATTGTATTTAGAAAAGAGGGTGCCGGAGATCTTCCGGCGACGAGTTGCACGATGAATGATGGAGTGTCCCCGTGCTTTGAAACTGTGTGGGAGTTGACTCCTTTCGAGAAAAATCAAATAATTGAGAATGGCCGGATCTATTTGTATTTGATTGGTCAGACCGTTCAACCTTGTTTTATAACAACTGAATCGGCAATTATTGTGAATGAAAGTAAGGGCGGTACAAAATAATAAATGGACGGTGAGAGATGCCAGGACAGATTGAAAAGAGACAGAAGTTAGAGGATAGGATAACAGAGTATATCCATTCATCATTATCGATACTTGAAGCGCAGGGCGGATTGGCGCACTTCGACATTTCGATAAGTGTTCATCAAGATAATTTGAGTTGCAATCTGCAACTCAAGGAGAAGAAAAAAATATAGCAGTCCTACCGGACATGCCGGCGGACACTTCTGAGTAACATACCAGGAGTGTCTTTTTTTATTGTGAGGGGAGAGAAAAAGATGGAGTTTGTGAAATGTTATCAGGATCTATGCAGAGAGATTGAAATATATGAAATGCGGCTTGAGTCACTCATCGCCCAGAAGGATGCGATTGTGGATGGGTGGTTGAAGCCGATTGGCGATGTTTCTGGAATTGACTATTCAAAACCGAGAGTTCAGGAGAATCATTGTAAGTTGGATATGACGGAGCAACTGCCACATATTGCAGCATTGGAGAAGGATATTGAGAAATATCAGTTGTTGCTTGATAAAGTCAAAGAGTGCCAGAAAGCTATGGAAGTTCGAATTAGCAATATGGACGGGATTGAATATAAGATTGTTTATAAGAGAGTGATCGAAGGAAAATCTTTGAAAGAAATTGCTGAGGATTTAGGATATAGTTATGGATATATCCGACAATGTTCTAAAAAGGAACATTTATTGCAAAAAGTTGATAAAAAAATACTGATGGTGTAGTATTAAGTTACAAGGAGGGAACAAAGATGGGAGAAATAGGTGGGCGTATACAAGAAAAAAGAATGGCGCTGAATTATACTCAATCACAGTTATGTGATTTGATAGCAAAGGATGGTATTGAGTTATCTCGAGTCGCTTTAAGTAAAATTGAAACAGATCAACGTGTCTTAAGCGCAATCGAGTTGAAAGCAATTGCGAAAGCTTTAAAAAGTGATTTGAATGATTTTTTTGAAGAAGATGAAGAAATGACCGAAGTGTTCCGTAAAAGATTTGAGATTAGCGAAGGTGATTTGGTACTTGATGAAATTTATTATGTTGAGGAAGTTCTAAAAAGTTTTATTAATCAAAAGAATATAAGAGCGAAAGCTGAACCAAAGTATCCAGCATGGAAGAGGTGATATCTAGTGTTTAAAATTGATTTAGAGATAGAAAACGATCTTGAAATATTGGCAGCACAAGAACGCAGTAAAATTGCATCTGATATGTTTTTAGATATTTTTGATGTGATCGAGGAAAATGCAATTCTTGTACTTTATCCATTTGAAAGTAAAAAAATATCAGGATTTTCTACTTATTACCATGATGAATTTATTGTGATAATTAATACCAACTATACATTGGGACACCAGATTTATACAGCAGCGCATGAGTATTACCATTTAGTTCAAGATCATCATAAGTTAATGACTGGCGAAGTACTCGAAGCAGATGAAGAAAATGAAGAAAAGGCAAATGTGTTTGCATCACTCTTCTTAATGCCAGAACAAAGCGTAAAAAAACAGTTTTATAAACTGGCGCCAAGTGTAAATCCGAGTGAAGTAGAGCCTAGGCATATTGTAAGAATGCACAATAAATTCAGAGTGAGCTATAAAGCTATGCTAAAGCGTTTAGTAAAAATAGGATTATGTGCTCCTGAAAAATACGATGAATTACGTGAAATGGGTACTTTGGAAAATCATGAGAAGCTAGTAAAACTAACTGAACGTGAAGGGTTTGATGTTTCGCTTATTAAACCGTCTGGACGAAATCATGTTTCAGAAGAATGGATTCAAAAAACACGTGAGAATTTTGAGCAAGGTTTGATTTCATATTCGTTGTTGCAAGAACTACTTGAATTCATCGGAAAGGACCCAGGTGATTATGGCTATTTACCCCCGAAGACAGTATGAAAAATTTGAGCAAGTAATATGCGATACAGATATTTTTTTGCATTTGATCCGAAATGATGAAATCGAGCTACTTGAAATGTTTGCAGAGAAAATACTAGTTCCTGAGTATGTCAAGCGTGTTGAAATTAGGAATAAGGCTGGGCGTCATTTAGGAGCTTGCTTAGATGTTCTTGCAAATAACGATGCTTTTAAAGTCGTGTATGACAAGGATTTAGATCTTGCGGAAAAGATAAGCAAAAAAAACGTAATGAGCGCATTTGATGTCTGTGGACTTGGTGAAAGACATTGTATTGCACTTGCTGTAGCAATAGCATCCCCACCAATAGTAGTGAGTAATAATGACACGGAGTTCTACTTATTCAAAGATTATTCGATACCTCTAGCTTATTATGATTTGTTGATAATACTTGTTGCTAAAGGTCATATGGATTATGAAATTGCAGAAGCCAAGTATAATAAACTGAATAATTCGAGAGGACGAGCATCCGCAAAAAGTTTTAGTCGGAGACGGGAAGAGAGAATTGCTGAGTTTAAAGAATTGGGAATTGCTAAGACATTAGATATAAGGTTCTAACAATAAACGAACACTACGTGCTGTATTTGGGGAATATAATGGTATCAAGGAGAATTGCCTAGAGCGGTTCTCTTTTTTGTGAGGTGGAATAATGGCAGCAGCAAATCCAATCCGCGATAAGCGGGTACTGAAAGACATAACTGAATATTTGAAGATGCAGTGTGATCGGGACTACATTCTCTTCATGCTGGGGATCTATTCCGGACTGCGGATCAGTGACATACTGAAGCTGAAGGTGTCGGATGTTAGGGACCAAGACTACTTTATGGTAACCGAGCAGAAGACAGGGAACATCCGGAAGATCATTGTCAATCCGGAACTAAGGCGAGAGATTGCCAAGTATGTTGCAGAGAAAGATAATGAAGACTATCTGGTCAGGTCGAGGGAGAACTACAATCGAGCGATCAGCAGGCAACGCGCTTATCAGGTTATTACGAAAGCAGGCGAACAGTTTGGTATTCATTTGAGTACGCACAGTATGCGGAAAACATTTGGGTACCATTTCTATTTGCAGTGTGGCGAGAAGAATGCTTTACCGATCCTGATGAAGATCTATGGCCATGCAACCGAATTGCAAACATTGGAGTACATTGGTGTGGAACAGGACTATATCGACAGGAAGTTGAAAAGCTTTAGATATTGATCTGTTTTATATTTTTTTCTGTTTGGTTTAACAAAATGAGTAGGTTGTTAAACTGTGATTTTACGACAGGAGGAAAGCCGTTGATATGACTGGGGTTGAATACTTTTTAATGAATTTAACAATTCCTTAGATACGAGAAACTCAAATAGGTGTTAGGAAAACACATTCAACCCCAGTAACCATGCGGGCTGTCCTATGATTGAAGAGGTGATTTTAGGAAAATGGCAAACAGATCATTGAAACCATGTGCCAAGATAGGGTGTAAGAACCTCACTTCAGGCTATTATTGTGAGGAACACAAGGCAGAAAAGAAAAAGGTAAAACGACAAAAGGATAAACAAAGACCATCGGCAAGTCAGCGAGGATATGATCATCGTTGGCGCAAAGCTCGAAGGTCTTTTTTATTACGGAATCCACTATGTGCTCGGTGTGCAGCCATTGGAATCGTTCGACAGGCGACAGTTGTTGACCACATCATCCCTCATAAGGGTGATCCAGGCTTGTTCTGGGATGTGAGTAACTGGCAACCGCTCTGTGAGGAATGCCACAACGTTAAGACTGCAACCGAGGACGGTGGTTTCGGTAGATAGGTAGGGGGGTCTGAATCTCTCCAACGGTTCCGGATAGGACCGTTGGGTGAGCCTTCAGAAACGTGCCCGCGAATTAGAATAGGAGGGGTATCGATGGGACAACCTGGAAGAAAAGCGAAGCCAACGGCTCTGAAAGAGCTTCAAGGGAACCCTGGAAAGCGTGCCCTGAATAAAAATGAGCCGACATTTGAAAAATATGAGTTGGATGCGAGAGGAACGATCAAGCCGCCAACCCATTTAGACAGCTTGGCCAAGAAGGAGTGGAAGCGGATCGCACCGATCCTCCATAAAGCTGGGCTATTGACCAAAGCGGACGAAGCAGCATTGGCTGCATACTGCGCGAACTTCTCTCGCTGGGTGCAGGCAGAGAAGAAAGTTAGAGAATTTGGCATGACTTACAAATCTGACAAAGGGAATGTCATTCAGCGACCTGAAGTTGGGATTGCTAACACTGCAATGAAGTTGATGGTGAGTTTTTGCAAGGAGTTTGGTTTGACTCCAAGCTCCAGAACATCGCTGACAATGGAGCAGGCGGAGAAAATGGAGAGTCCTTTTGCTAGTTTCATAAAGGGTGGTCGAGTTGGATAGAACAAGCAAGTATGCCAGGGAAGTCTTAGCCGGCAATATTCCGGCCAACAAGTTGGTTAAGCTGGCATGCAAGCGACATATGAAAGACCTGAAGAAGTCGATTCGGAAGAAGTATCCGTACAAGTTTGATAAGGAGCTTGCGGATCGAGCGATTAACTTCTTCCCGTTCTTGAAGCACACCACTGGTGAATGGGCGGGGCGTCCAGTCGAGTTGGAGCTCTGGCAGTGTTTCGTAGTTGGATCCGTTTTTGGATGGGTCCGCAAGTCTGATGGGATCCGGCGATTCCGGACGGCTTATGTTCAGGTGCCTCGTAAGAATGGAAAGTCTACTTTGGCTGCCGGCATTGCACTCTATGGTTTGCTGGCAGACGGGGAAGCTCGGGCTGAGATATATTCAGCTGCAACCAAGCGTGACCAGGCGAAGATCATCTTCGAAGAAGCCAAGCGGATGGTTATGACATCCGATGAACTAAAGAAGATGGTTGATGTCTATAAGCTAAACCTGAGTGTGCCGGATACCTTCAGCAAGTTTGAACCATTGGCTTCAGAAGCAGATAGCCTGGATGGATTGAATGTGTACTTTGCATTGATCGATGAGTTGCATGCGCATAAGACAAGGGAGCTGTGGGATGTACTTGAAACAGCAACCGGTGCAAGGCGGCAACCTTTGATGTTTCCGATCACAACGGCCGGCTTTAATCATAACGGTATTTGTTATGAGCAGTATGAATACTCGGTGAAGATCCTGAACAACACTGCCGGCATGGAAGATGATCGGTATTTTGCTTATATTGCGCAGATGGATCCGGAAGATGATTGGCGGGATCCAGAAACATGGGCGAAGGCGAATCCGAACCTTGGGGTTTCAGTAAAACTGGAAGACCTGGAAGCAAAAGCAAAAAAGGCCAAGGAAATCCCTGCGGCGCAAAACAACTTCCTGTGCAAGCATCTGAATGTTTGGGTGAACAGTGAAGTGCGCTGGATGGATATGGAGAGGTGGCGTAAGTGCCCAACGCTTACCGAAGAGGAAGTGAAGGCGCTTAAGCTGGAAGAACTTCCCTGCATTGTTGGGGTCGACCTTTCAGCTACAACAGATATCACGAGTATCAACTTTGAGTTTACGCTTCCGGATGGCCGCGTATACGTTCACAGTCATTCTTTTATTCCGGAAGACAAGGTGGATGAAAAGATCAAACGAGATAAAGTGCCATACCGTTTATGGGAAAAGCAAGGGTATTTGACCTTCACTCCCGGGGCTGTAGTGGATTATGATTGGATCATTTCGTATATTATGACGAAGTCTGAAATTTGGGATATCAAAGAAATTTGTTATGACCCATGGAATGCTACGCAGATGGCCAACACCTTGACCAACGAGGGTTTTCTTTGTGTTGAGATTCGCCAAGGATACAAAACAATGTCTGAACCGACCAAGGATTTGTACAAGTTGGTTCTTAAGGGGATATACATTCACAACAATAATCCGGTATTGTCCTGGGCAATGAGTAACGCCGTTGCGGTTTCGGATCCAGCTGGCAATATCAAGTTGGACAAGTCGAAGGCGCAGTACCGGATTGATCCGGCGGTTGCAGCAGTGATCAGTCATGTTCGCGCGATTCTTCGACCTTATGAGAATGAATCCAGGAGCGTTTATTCAGAAAGAGGGATTGCATTTCTATGATGAAATTGAAAAAAGGGATCAGACGGATCGGGATGAGTTTTATCAAACACCTTGATGATCTGTTTTTGTTATTGGGCATGAGCCTACTGATTTATGGGATCCATCTCATATCAATACCCGCAGCGTTTATCGCTGCGGGTGTTTTGTTGATGGGGTTTAGTTTTCTTTTGGCGAGGGGGTGATAAATAAATGGGGTTATTCGGAAAGCTTGTAGAGCGGCGTGGTGATTCGATCGCAAATCCATCGAATTCGATGGTAAGTTTCTTAACCGGTGGATTACAGAGCTATACAGGTAAAGTAGTCACGGAGGGGAATGCATTGACCTTTTCGGGCGTGCTTGCTTGTGTAAACGTGATCAGTGATACCGTTGCATCGATACCGTTGTTTCTCTATGAGAAGAACCAAGACACTCGCACTAAGGCCAGGGATCATCCGCTGTATGGATTATTGCATGATCAGCCCAATCCAGAAATGACTTCGGCATCCTTCAGGGCAATGATGCAGGTGCATCTGCTTTTATGGGGGAATGCATATGCGGAAATCCAATGGGGAAATGATGGATATCCAAAGGCGCTTTGGCCATTGAATCCGTCGACAACAGTTATGGAACGGGAGCAGGGTACCAAGAAGATCCGGTACCGGGTTTCGATTCCAAATGGGAAGCAGGTTCTTTTGCCGGCTGAAAATGTGTTGCACCTGGTAGGGCTCACGTTGGATGGGATCCAGGGAATTTCACCGATTGGATTGGCGCGTGAGGCTATTGGCCTTGGGTTGTCAGCTGAAGAATTCGGTTCAAGATTCTTTGGGAACAATGCAACTCCAGGCGGAGTTTTGGAGCATCCAAAGGCTTTAGGGAAGGATGCTCAGGGGAATTTACGTGAGTCATGGAATGAGATGCACAAAGGACTTGAGAACTCGCATCGAATTGCAATCCTTGAAGAGGGCATGCAGTATAAGCAGATTGGGATTCCGCAAAAGGATGCTCAGTTTTTGGAAACGCGCAAGTTTCAGCTTGAAGAAATTGCGCGAATCTACCGAGTACCGCAGCATTTGATTGGCATATTGGATAAAGCGACTTTCTCGAACATTGAGCATCAGGACATTTCGTTTGTGAAACACACGATTCGTCCTTGGTTGGTTCGATGGGAGCAGTCGATGGTTCGATCTCTTTTGACATCGATCGAGAGAAAGCGGTATTCAATCGAGTTTAATGTGGATGGCCTTCTTCGAGGGGACATTAACACGCGATATAAGGGATATCATTTCGCAATTAACGATGGTTGGATGAGTGGGAATGATGTGAGGAAGCTAGAGAACATGGAACTGCAAGATGGATTGGATGAATACTTCATCAATGGGAATATGAAACCGGTGAAGGAGATTCTTCAGGGAGGTGGGAAGAGTGAATAGCAAGGAACGAGAACAAAGGAGCAATGTGTTTTTACCAAGTGTCGAGCTTCGTGCAGCTGAAGAAAGCAAGATGAAAAAGATTGTTGGTTACGCTGTAAAGTGGGATCAGCGATCAAAGCCAATTTGGGGATTGTTCCAAGAACAGTTCAGGAAGGGTGCTTTTCAGAAGTCGCTATCAAATCAGGAAGTTGTTGCAACATGGCAGCATCGAATGGAAGAGGTGCTGGGTAGAACGCCTGGTACTTTGTCAGTTGCTGAAGATGAGATTGGTCTTCGGTATGAAATCGATCCACCTTCTTGGGCGGAAAGACATATCGAAACAATCGAGCGCGGGGATGTGCGGGGAAGTTCCTTTATCTTTCATGCAACAAAGGAAGAATGGGATGAAACGGATCCGGAGATGGCTGTACGAACAGTTCTTGAAGCTGATCTGTTTGAGGTGTGCCCGGTTACCATTCCGGCATATCCGCAGAGTGTTGCATCGGCAAGGTCAGCACAAGATGTATTTGAATCACGAGCAAGTGTAACTGAAAGTGCAGTTGAGCTCGAGTTGATGAAATTGAAATTGGATCTTTTAGAGATGGAGGGAAAATAGATGAACGAAAGAGCAAGAGAATTACGGCAACAGCGCGCGGATCTAATTGGCCAAGCCCGTACTTTGGTTGACAAGGCAGGAAAAGAAAAGCGAAGCATGAACGCGGATGAGAAGACTGTTTGGGATAAGCACATGGCAGATGTGCGAAAGTTTGATGATCAGATTGGCGATGAAGAGCGAAAGGATCAGCTGTCAGCCTTGGAGCAATCCATTACTGGAACGGGTGCACCTCAAGTTGGCCAGATTGATTTAGGTACACGTGCAGGTACAATTCACCCAACGAACACTCCTGAGTATCGTTCGGCTTTCGGTAAGTTTTTAGTTGATGGTCGATCAGCAGCCTTTACGACTGAAGAGGCTCGAGCACTGCAAGCAAGTGTTGCAATCAGTGGTGGGAATATCACGGCTCCGCAGGAGTTTATGAAGAAGCTCCTTGTAGCTTTGAAAGATGCAGTCTGGATGCGTCAATTCGCGACTGTCTTTGAACTTAAGACTGCTTTGAGCATGGGGATTCCAACGCTTGATACAGACATTGCTGATGCAGACTGGACAACAGAGCTTGCAACAGGTAGCGAAGGTACCTTGGAATTTGGCAAGCGAGAGTTGAAGCCTCAGCCTTTGGCGAAGCGAATTAAAGCTTCGAATACTTTAATGCGAATGGCAGCTTTGCCGGTTGAAGACATTATTCGAGATCGCTTAATGTACAAATTTGCGGTGGCTGAAGAGAAGGCCTTTTTGACGGGGGACGGTGCTGGCAAGCCTTTGGGCGTGTTTACAGCAAGTGCAAATGGTATTTCAGCAGCCCGTGATATTGCAGCAGGGAATACTGCTACGGAAATTACCTATGATGGTCTTTTGGCCACCAAGCTTTCGCTGAAAGAAGGGTACCGCCGAAGTGCTCGATGGATGTTCCACCGCGACGCGGTTCTTAAGATCATGCAGCTGAAAGACGGGAACGGCCAGTATGTCTTGAATCCAAATCTTCCTGAAGCGGACAAGATTTTGAACATGCCGTACCACACGTCAGAGTTTGCTCCGAACACCTTTACCACGGCTCAGTATGTTGGTCTTTTGGGCGACTTCAGCCACTACTGGATTGCTGATGCATTGGATATGAAGATCCAGCGTCTTGTTGAGCTTTACGCTGAGAGCAACCAAGTTGGGTTTATTGGTCGTAAAGAGACGGATGGCCAACCGGTGATGGAAGAAGCCTTTGCCCGCGTTAAGTTGGGATAGGAGGAAGTAGATGAGAGTAAAAATGAAAAAGACATCCGCGTGTAGCGCGGGTGTCTTTTTAAATAATCGAGAGTATGATCTCGAGACTGAATTTGCAGAGTTGTTGGTTGCTGTGGGTGCAGCTGTTTCTCTTGAACCTCAAGTGAAGGAACCCCAAGAAGATCATGAAGATGATCCGGAGTCTTTACTCAACCATGTGGGCGGTGGTTATTATGAATTGCCAAACAGCGAACGGGTCAAGGGCAAGGAAAAGGCCGAAAAGGCTCTTGAAGAATATCTGATGGAGCAGGAAGAGAACGCTGCAGTTGGTGCAGCTGATCAAGAGGGTGATGAATAATGAGTACCAAGCTGATTGCACCGGCGATTATTTTGCCGGTGGAACTTGCTTTAGTGAAACAGCATCTTCGATTGGATGAGGAGGATTCTACTGAAGATGTTTTATTGACTCAGTTTATCAGAGCAGCTGAAGGGATCTGTGAGCAGTACCAGGGAAGGACGTATTCAAAAAAGACCTATCGAAACTTTTCTGACTACATTCTTGAATCTGTGAAATTGCCATTTCCTCCTTTGGTATCAATAACGGATGTGAAGCTGAAGCTTCTTGATGGTACAGAGCTTATTGTCCCCTTAGCTGATTATTTTGTTGACGATAGTTCATTTCTTGGTCGCGTGATTTTGAAGGATCCTTCGAAGTATCAGGGGCTTCAGATGGAACCGGCGGGCTATCAGATTTCATTTGTAGCTGGATACGATACACTTCCTGATAATTATGTCCAAGCATTGTTGCTTCTTACTAGTCACTACTATGAGAATCGTGAAGCAATGCTTGTTGGAACCATCTCGAAGGAAATGGAGTTTTCAGTTCAGGCGTTATTGTCTGCAGATCGGGTGGTGAATGTATGAGAGCTGGAAGTTTGAACAAGCGAATCACGTTCTTGATAAAAAGTGAGGGCGGTTCTGCAGAAGGGTATCCGGAAGAGCAGCAATATGTCCCGGGTCCTTCGTGCTGGGCGGGAGTGAAACCAATTACCGCCAAAGAGATCTTTACTGGAAATACTGAAAAGACAGAAGCTACGACATTGATTACGATTCGGTACCGAAAGGATATAGATGAATCCTTTGTGATTTCGTACAATGGTGAGATTTATGAGATTGAATCGATTGTCGATGTGAACGAGGGACACTTCAAAATGGAGATCTTGGCCAAGAAAGTAAAGTGAGGTGATCGTGATGAAGATCAAAGCAATTAAAGTGATTCGTTACAAGGGAGTTGAGTACAAGCCTGGTGATGAACTCGAAGTTCCAGATTTGTTTGGTCATGATTTTACCAGACGTGGATTGGCGAAGTTAGCACCAGAGAAAAAGGTGAAACGGAAGGCTGAATAGATGAGTGTAGATCTTGAGTTTTCTGGATTTGAAGAATTAATGGGCAAGCTTGCTGAGAAAGGTCGAAACATCGACCGGATTGGAAACAAGGCTTTGAAAGAGAGCGCGAAAGTGCTTCGTGACGAAATCAAGAGACGCGCACCAAGAAGTCAGAAGCCCCGAGAAAATCCCAAGGATGGAAAGCATACTTGGAGAACCGGTGAACATGCGGCGGATCATATTTCGATCTCTCGAGTGAAGACTGATAAGTATGGAACAAAGAATGTATTTGTCGGTGTTGAGAAGGGAGATAACTCTCCGTACTTCTATATGAAGTTTATGGAATGGGGAACCTCGGAAATAACAGCTCGACCGTTTGTTTTGCCTGCTAAGGAAGCAAAGAAGGCTGAAGTTATCAAGAAGCAGGAAGAAGTGCTGAGAAAGGAGGTTGCTCGTGATTGATTTAGGTGGAGCGATCAAAAATGCTTTGGAAAGTGATGCGGAGATTCTAGCGGTCACTGGCGCAGAAAAAGTGCACCGATTGAAAGCTCCTGAAGGGATTGAGTCGCCATATATCACGTTCTTTGAAGTGGTGAATGATGATGGAAACTATGCGGACAACGAGCCTTTATCAGTGAGTTTGGTGTATCAAGTGGATGTGTGGTGT